CCTGACCCTTATATTTTATTATTGTTTCTTTCATAACGTTAATTACCTCTTTTAATGTGTTAAGTGACCATTATACACGTTTTATACTAAATGTATTAAATATTATGTGTTTGTGTATCTGCTTTTTTTTGGGGAGTAGGTGCGGGTGAGGGAGGGTATGCTATAAACCCCCACAAATATCAGCATATATTATCAATAGTTATTTTTTTAATATTCAGCTTGTATTATCTCAACCATAAAAAAAGGGCGTATAAAACGCCCTCTAATCGCACACATTAAACGCTTAATTAATATCTCTCATATTCTAAAAACATATCACAAACATAAAAAGAAACGCTATCATGCGGAACATCAACATTAGCACCATCAAACCAATCCAGATACCAATATTCTATCTTTCTTATTTCCTTTTCACTATCTGCATAAATTCTATATTCAGAACTTGGACCACCCCAAGATATTTGTAAACGCCAATATCCAGCTTTTTGATCTTCGCCAAATGTAAATGGCTCTACAAAATCCCAACCTAAAAAATAACCATCATTTAAATAATCAAAAAAGCTATCTTGGTAATGGTAGTCATTACCTGCCATTTGTGACGCTTTCCTTTTGGCTATCTGTCCGCCTTCGCTAAGTGTCTCAAAATCGTCAAAATAATCTTTAATTTCTTTAAGATCATTTTCTTGATCTTGATACTGTTGATCTACTAGATCAGCACATGATAATTGTTTTACTGTTTCCATTTTTACCCCCTTAGATTTTATCTAAAATTTTATCTAATTCTTTTAATTCTTCTTTCGTTAACCTATCAAGCACATCAAGATTTAATGCTTTATCAAAGCCGAAAGGATCTTTTTTATTATTTGTATCAAACATTTTTTTATTACCTCATAAAAATTAATTATGTTAATTAAATCATACTTTTTTAAATATGTATATACAAAGTGTATAAAATCATGATACTATTAATTCTTTAACTATTAGAGGTAATATTAAAAATGAAACTTAAACATTTAACAGATGATGAATTACGATTAATTCATTTTAGCGAATATCATCAATCAAAGGCGGATCAAACCGCTATTACAAAAGAATGGAACGCAAGAAGGCGTAAACCAAAACAATTAGTTTTGAGGGGGTTTTAATTATGGAACTGAAACAAATAATGATTGAACTATCACAAAGACTAGCTGATGAATCTGATTATGATGATGATTTAATAAATAAATTAGAAGATTTATTAAATTTTATAGAAGCAGTTTATGAAATAGCATTTGGTGATGATGCTATCAACAGAGACTTCTCACAAAGAGAAGTTTTAGATAGGTTAAGGACTTTTGCGTACAACGATCTTAAATGGACTGAGTATGTTGAAGAAGCACAAAAAATATGTGGTGGTGATTTATGAAAATTATGTATGAAGTAAGAACACTATTACAGGACAAAGAGCCGTTATTAAAAAACTTTACTAAAGTGGCTCAATACCGTAATAGATTAAATGCAGAACTTAGAGTGAAAAAAGATATTAACAAAGGTTATAGATCACAAATTTTTGAGAGAGAGGTGAATGATGAAAAAAAATAAAATGCCAACATTAGAAGAATATCTACAATATGTAGATGAACATATGACTAATGAGGACAACATAAAAGATAGGATGCAAGATTGGACTTTGCAAGAGTTTCAAATATATTTTGGACATGATACTAACAAAAAGGTGAATGATAATGAGTAGAGATATAACAGAAGTTATTGATGATTATTGTTTTAATAAATATGGTCATACTAATTGGGTAATCATCAGCACTTTATCAGATCAAGAAAAAGTAGGACTTGATGAGGTTGCAGAAATAGAACAAATTAATGATGTGTATGTAGCATTTTATTTTGATAAAGATGAGGGTAAATATTTTGGTGGGAATAATCTTAATGAAATTTATGAGGTGAATGATGCTGACTAAAAAAGAGTTAGAGAAAAATAACTGGACTGTAGTTCCAGATGGTGTGTGGTTTGGAGTTGATTACGCTGAATCACATAAAGTAAATGTCTTACAGATATTAACTGATCTGTTGGATTTAGATACAGATGCAGAGGGCTATAACTTTGTTGTTTGTGCATATAAAAAGGATGGTGAATGATGAGTAAACCAATAATTAAAGATGAGGATTGGGTATATTTGTATGCTCAATTATCTTATTACGTTGAAAAGAAATGTTATCCAGACAGAATTACACATGATGCAAGTGGTAATAGAACAGAAGAATCAGATGAGGATTTTTGTGAGATATGCTCAGATATTGAAGAAATCATGCGTAAAGTTTTAACAAAAGAAAGCGAGGTGAATGATGAATAAAAAGAAATTACAGGAACTACAAAAACAATATGAAAATATGCCTAAGACTTATATCTTAGAGTGTCATTCAAAGTATGGAGTAGATTACAAACTATTCAAACTTGATAATCCACCAACTAATGAACAAAGTATACGTTTATTTAATAATTGGCTACAAGAATGTGCAGATATGTTTGGTATGGATTTAGCTGAAATTAAAGCTGATGAGAGGATTTATACTTTATGGTATGCAGATCCATTTACAGAACAACCTATTGGTATGATACCAAGTGGTTTATGACTAAACCTCACTTTCATATCAAGTTTGTGGATTGGGATAGTGTCAATACTAATCCAGATCAACCACAACCTTGTAAGTATGGCCTATATCTTTATTATCCTAATCAAGAGGACCACGATAAAGAATATTGGTATGTTAACGATCAAAAGAGATGGGAGGGACTAAATGAAATTATTGAAAAATTACCTCACCTTGTATAAACTTCATATAAGGCACTCAATATTCATTTGGATTCCCCCACTCTTCTTATTTAAAATTATATTGGGTGCTGACTAATGTTTTTGTCTTATCTCGGATTTATCTTGTTGATTGGTTTCTTGATTTGGGGTTGGTTCTTCGACAAGTCCAAGTGAATCATCAGCTACATCATTATCAATAATCTCACCTTTAACCTCTAATTCTTTTTGTTTAATTAGCTGTTTGGCCATAGCATTACCTAATAACTGTTCTAACCTTTGCTCAACTTCCAACCTATCCATTTGATCTATCTTGCCAAACATAACTTCTTTTCTATCCACAATAAGACCACCAACTCTCAACAAAGAGTTTTGAGCAGAAATAGCAGCATTAAAACTACCAGACTCTAAGGCCTTATCACGAATGTCATACAAATCCTGGACTGCACGATCATAATTAAGCTCATACTTCTTTTTTAGTTCATTCTGGAGAAAATTATATTCTTTTCTCACTTCTGGATTTTTAAACAAAGCATAAGCACGTTGACGTGGATCTTTATAACCAGCTTTAGATGCACATTCAACCAAAGATAGTCTTGGATTATTAACTGCTAACCAAATAAAGTTGCGTTGTTTACGATTGAGTTTACGATCTAGATTAGCAAATTCGATTGGGACATCATCAGTATCTTCGATTACAGGTGCGTATTCTAGTTTATGTTTCTTCTGTCCCATATAGCATTAGAGTTTGAGGTTTCTTTTTTAGTATCTATATATTAATACTACTTACCCCCACTTTACCCTAAAGTGTTTTTAGAGGATAGATTATAAGATATAAGAGTGTCAAGAGTTTTATTTAAAAAAGAGTAAGATTTATTAAAACCCTATGACAAAAATGACAAAAATGAAATAATCGTCAAAACCCTATTCTTATGCGGTTTTCTAGCGTCATTAAAACTATGACATTAATTGACAATAATCAAACCTTTGCTTCTGTATCAACTTTTTGATGATAAACAAGCACTAAAGCTTCGCACTCGGGACATGATAAATTACTTACAATATGATAATCCTCATTACCGTAATCCTCTCCAGAATGATCTCCACCCCAGATTAACTTTGTTTGACAAGACCAGCACTTCATAAGGGCCGTCCCCAACTATCATAATGATAAAAATCTGGCTCATCTTGTACCACATCCTCATACTTAAAGTTCTTAACTTCAGCTTTAGCATCAAACGGTACACTACCAGTTATTTTTTTATGATGCTTAATATAAGATTGCACTAAATCTTTGGAATCACCCATAACTAGGTCATCATAAGCACAATCAAAAGCATCTCTTTTATCCATACGCAAGTTATTTACCTTACTCATTTTTCCTCCACAATATAATTTATTTACTTGATATTACATAATGTATTTACATTTTGCAAATATAGTGTATATTGATAGTAAATATTTTGGAGAAATATTATGTCAAAAGATACTAAAAGTGTAATAGATGCGGCGATTACCGCAGTTATAACCCAACCAATTAACCCTGAGTTTGCGTTAGAGAACGACAAAATTAACTACGAACTCTTTAATATCAAAGCTGGGTTAAATGAAATAGAAGGTCGTATTACCGAACTGAAACAAAGTTTGGAGAATGTGTGATGGATAAGCAAGAACAAGAAATTATGCATGATCTTTACGGCGACGGATTGCTATCAATAACCGGACTTGCAGCAAAGTCATTAGATATACCTCATGTTGTATATGTCGGCATACAGTTTTTTACCAGAATGGCCGTTGATCTCGCACCAAGCGAAGAAGAAGGTATTAAAGTTATTCATGAAGCAATAGAAAACTACATGAAAGAAAGAAGCGAGGCTAATAATGAATAATTTACCAGAATCACTACAAAGTCATAAGCATATAGTTATTGGCGATACTTACTATTTTCCTGGTATGGAAAATCAAGTGTATCACCAAAGCGCTGGGATTTCCTCTTCTACTATTAGAAGATTTAAACAGAGTCAACTACATGCTATGCAAGAGGTGGTTGAGCAAACTCCAGCTATGGTGTTTGGCTCAGCCGCCCATTCATTAATCGTAGAGGGTGAAGATGCCTTTAACAACGAAGTAGCTGTCCTTACCGGATCACCTTATACCGCATCTAACAAAGAACTTAAAAAGGAATATGAAGCTAGAGGCCTTACCGTTATTAAGCAAGACGATAGAGATAAGATCTATGCTATGAATGACGCTTTACTTGAAGAAGGTAAGGTTTATCTAAATGCAGATGCTGGAGAATTTCCTGGTGCGTTTGATACACCTTATGAGAATGCTTTGTATTGGTATGAAAAAGATACTTTACTCAAACTCAAAGGTGATGTGCTTAGATACCCTGTTGTCAAACCGTATGCAGATAACGCAATCGTTGTTGTAGATTATAAAACTACGGCTGATTGTTCTGTTAGAGGGTTTACAAGCTCTATTAGAAAATTTCAATATGACCTACAAGCTGCTTTTTACAAGCGTGGTTTTGAGAAAGCTGGATTTACGGTCCAAGACTTTATTTTTGTAGCACAAGAGAAAAAAGCACCCTACGCTTCAAAGATATTTAAAATGAGCCAAGAGGATATGGATAGAGGGTGGCTTCAACTAGAACACACGCTTGGCGAGTATTCCGCTGTTGCTATGGGGAAACAACAGCCTACTGTTTATAACTCGCCAAGTGTGGTTGAGGTCAATCTAAGTGATTAATTGGTTGCGTAAATTAATTGATAAGTACGTAGAAAGATCTCTACAAAAACAATCAGATAAAATGTTTGAAAGACAATCAAACCAGGAGGAAGAATGAATAGAAATGAAATTGAATTATTTAATGATGCATTAGCAGAATTGTCTGACGGTATGTTTCATTATGAAACTTTAAATGAAACTTATATTACAGATTTAATAGAACAAAAAGATTGGACTATGTTGGTTGCTACATGCATACCTTTGGCTTGTTTTCAAAGAGCTAATGAAAAACTACAAAAAATGTCTGTAATTAATAATCCCTCAGTTAAAAAATGTGAGGAAGAATGAGCAATCATCAAAATGAAGCCAATTTAGAAGCTTTATATGAAGCTGAGTATAAAAAGATAAGTAGGTACTTTCCAAAAACTAGTGAGAAGAAGAAACAAGAGTTTGCAGAGTTAGCGGTACAAAGAATTATTAGACAAAGGAGTGAATAATGACAGATATGGTAAATCACCCGCCACATTACAATAAAGGCGACATACAATTTATTGAGGCCGTTAAATCTATGTGCTCAAGAGAAGAGTTCAAAGGTTTCTGTAAGGCATCAGCACTAAAGTATATTTGGCGTGAAGATCACAAAGATGCAAATATAGAGGACTTAAACAAAGCTATATGGTATCTTAAACAGTGTATCAAGCACCTGGAGGAGTTATGATTGCAAAAGCTAAATGTGAAAAGTGTAACCAGATGATAAGGTTGGATGAGGTCCTTACACATAAGTGCCAGGATCACGTCCCAGAACATCTAAGAAATATACCGGCTGATAAGCTTAAGACATTAAAGGCAATACACACGCCTAAGTTTTAGTTTATTGGTTTGGAAAAAAAGAAGGGGCTTGCGCCCCTTTTTTTATAGCTGTGGAACAGCTGAGGGTGGTACTTGCATACCGTCATCAGACGGTGGTAAGTATAGTAATACTTTATTCTTTTCAGCAACCTGCTCATTACCTTCGTCATCTTGCCAAGTTTCTTCAACTTTCTTGAGACGCATAGTTAATGTTTTGCCAACAAAGTCTGAAGCATTTTGTGGTGGCTCTTTAACAAAACCAACAGCCTTACCTACTCTGGTAAATATTTCAGCGGCAATATCTTTAGCTTGCTCATTAGCACTCCAAAGACTAAACCATTCGTTATGATCACGGTATTTACCGCCATCAACTTGAAAGGTCATGCGTAGCGTCCAATTACCACTTTTTGCTTGATACTTCTCAGCAGCAATAATTTTAGCTTGATATTCACCAGAAGGTGCTACCTCTGGTTTTGGTTGCGATTCTGACTCGCTATATGTGATGTCTGCAAAATCTGACATTATACTTGTACCTCCTGTACGTTTTGAGTTTGATTTTGTATTGTAGCAAAACCAAGTTTCTCTATTAATTTAGTAAGGTTAGGTTCTTCAAAAGCCTCTAACTTACCACTTCTATCTTTGGCCACATAACCCTGACCAATTCTAGTTTGTAACCAACGTGCTTGAACCGGATTTCCTTCTGCATCTGTATCCTCAATAACTCGCAACGCCAATACCTCATCAAAAAAGTAAGTAATAGATTGTCCCAACTTGGTCCCAACCATTTTAGGTGCTTGTTCAAAAGTACCATCATTATTTACTTTATCTTCTTTACAAATAAACATAACATGCATTTGTAAATCACGAAACGCTCTCATAACATTCGTTACCGACTCCTGGACTTCTCCATAAGCCTTACGAGCGTCTTTGTGCTTGGCCTTTTCAGCCTGTAACAACAATTCACTTATCTCTGAAATAGAGTCTAAGCAAACTGTATCATATTGCAACCTACCAGATCGTAGAGCTTCATAAACCTCTACAACCTCAGCTGCGTTTTTCACTTCAATAGCTTCCACGTTCTTTGCATCTCTAATAGAAAGCAAACCAGCTTCAGCACTTATGACCAACACCTTACCTGGTGCTGTTTGTGATAAATACGTTTTCCCTGCTCCTGCCATTCCATATACAAGGATTTTTGCACCTTGATCTTGAACAGCATTTTCAGGAGAAACGATCCTGCTTGTTATATCATTTTCCATATTAACCTCTCTTCTTAAAATTTATAACTTGAAAAGTATATATCATATTGATACCATGTGTAAATCATTTTTTTTAAGGAGAGTAAAAAATGCAACAACAAGATAACAATAGGGTGTGGTTGGCAAACTACTACCACCGCCAAAGAGCCCTAGCTATACAACAATTAAAGGGGTTAGAAAGTATGGGTGTAAAACCAAAATATAAAGACAAAAAAGTAAAAGAGTATTCTTTTATAGACTATATAAGTTTTTTAGGAGATCGTAAGGCGGCAGAAGATTGGGATGTATCCATTCATACTGTGAGATCCTGGCGTTATGGTAATAGACAGCCTTCAATCAGACAGGCAAAAGAAATCATAAAAGCTACGGAGGGCAGATTAAATTTTGAATCTTTCTACGGTTCAGTTGACGATATTGTAAAAGTAGAAGAGTAAGATGTTTAATCTTAATCTGTCTGAGGATGAGTCAGCCTTAGATATAGCGCTTGCCTATTATGACGAGGGCTATAACGTTGTCCCATTACAAAGATCAAACAAAAAACCACCAAGCTTTCTCAAAGGCTGGGAGCAGTACAAAACTTCTAGGCCAGACAGAAAAACTGTTGAGCAGTGGTTTACTGGCAGAGACAATCTAGTTGTTGCATTAGTCTGCGGTAAATTTGTCGTAGTTGACGCTGACTCACCAGAAGCTATGGACTGGGTAGAGAACAATCTACCGACATGTCCATTTAAAGTAAGAACCGGAAAGGGCATGCATTATTATTATAATAACCCTCAAGCATATACAACTTTTGCCACCAGACGAACAAACGAGACCCCTATTGAGCGTTTGATTGATATAAGGGGCGAAGGTGGTCTTATTATTGCAGCGTACAACAGACACGCTAACGGGCAGTTATATCAACCGCTTAGATTAGATGGTTGGGATGTATTTGATCATAACGATTTACCAGACTTTACATCTGTAGAGTTTGAAAAGATTACAGGTGTACCCAAAGTTGATTCAAGTGCCAGAACCGCACCTTTTGCTTTGGAGGGTGTTAAAGAAGGATCACGTAATGATGGTGCCGCAAGAATAGCTGGTTATCTTATATCCAAAGATGTCAATATAGAGTTTTGTAAATCTTTCCTCCAAAGCTGGAACCTCAACAATAACCCACCCTTACCCCAAGCAGAAGTAGATAGTGTTGTAGATAATGTTAAAAAAACACACGATAGAAAAAATCAGATTGCACCTTTGTTCGTGCAAACCAAAGAAGATGTAAAACCGCCAAAAGATCTATTTAATCCACCAGGACTGCTCAAAGACATGTATGACTTTTGTGAAGATATAGCGCAAATATCACAACCAGAACTATCTATAGTTGCGGCCTTAGCTCTAGCTAGTGTTACGTGTGGCAGATTATATAAGACTGAGATGAATAACTTTTCTTCACTCTATTTTATGTGTATTGCTAAATCCGGACAGGGTAAGGAGAATATCAAAACCTTTGTAGAATCTGTATTAGGTGAATCACTCCACGACAAGTTGGTGGTCGGGGATGGGTATACATCATCTGGTGCAGTCCATTCGGTTTTAAAAATGCGACCAACACAAATAACTATTATGGATGAGTTTGGTAAAAGATTAGAAAACATTAGCCAAGCAGGTAACAGTAATAGAGAGGACGGTATTCAAACTTTGATGGAATCTTGGGGCAGATGCCACGGCACGTTAAGACCAGATAACTATTCGCTTATGAATGTGCAAGAAGAATACAAAGAAAAGGTTATGAACAGGGTTACTTATAAACCTGCCATTACATTAGTAGGGTTATCAGTTCCAAAAAACTTTTACAAAGCTCTTAATGGAGGCCGTATTGCAGATGGGTTTCTCAATAGGTTTATGGTAATAGAATCAAAAGAGCCAAGACGTATTAGCAGTCTTAAAAAACACAAGAAGCCACCATTACAAATAATTAACTGGGTAAACTACATAAGAAGAGATAGAGGGCAGTTAAGCGAAGCCACTATGAATAACTCGCAGTTTGATATAGACCAAACAGTTTTGCGCTTTGATAATGAATCAGAGCAACTGTTACAAGAGTTTGCGCAAGAGATAGTAAAAAGACAAGATGTTTTAGAAAGAGATAATTTAGAGCCATTATTAAGTAGATCAAAGGAAAAAGCTATGCGGTTATCATTAATATGTGCTTTGGCCTCCAACGCTGACTGTAAGACTATTACAGCAGATATAACTAAATGGGCAATTGACTATGTGCGATATTACGATTTGCTATTTATAGAAGCATGTAGAGACCGTGTAGCTAGTTCCGCTACAGAAGCAAAGATAAAACAAGTATTGTCATATATACGTTCTAGAGGGGGTGAGGGCATATCTAAGCGTGAGGTAGACAGACATGAGTTGTTTAGAAGTATGAAGTCGCATGAGGTAAAAGAAATAATAGAACGTCTGAAAAATGCAGGCGAGATACAAGAAATGGATATTAAAGTTGGAGGTAAGGGTAGACCAGCAAAGAGGTTTGTTGCTGTTGATCCTACCTTCTTTGAGGAGTAATTATGTTTAAGACACCAAGTTTTGAAACGATACACGATCAAAAAAGAGAAGAACGTGTAGCAGGATTTTTAGAAGGTTTGTGGGGGGTATGTTGCCACAAATTACCGGTCAGTTATGGCCTTGATTATTGGATAGAGTCGAAAGATATGTCGTACTGGTGTGAAGTAAAATGTCGTACATTCCCAAGTACAAAGTATGACACTTTTATTCTATCTGCTAATAAATTACGGAAGGGATCTTCTTTTGCAGTTGCAACAGGGGTGCCCTTCATAACCGTATATGCCATGACTGACGGTATCTATATGCACAAATGGATGCCAGATTTTATTTATGATGTGCGCATGAATGAGATGGAAGAGCCTATTTATGATGAGGATTGTGAGCCATACATACACATACCAAAAGAATATTTAACTTGTCTTAGTGATAAGCCGCTAGGTATGGATAGAGATGAGATTGGTATTATATAACAGGTCTACGGAATAAATCTTCTGCAAACTGTTTACGATCTTCACTTATTTTTAATTGTTCTCTTGCACCAACTGGCAAAACGTCAGGTAGTGGAATAGATGGTTGCTTTCTTCTTTCTACTTGTGGTCTAGTTTCTTGTATAAATTGATCAACATCAAATTCTGCTAGCGCAGGAGTCACAGCCTTCTCTGTTTCTTCAGCAATTGAAGAAAAACCGCCAGCCACAGCACGAACTCCAGCTTGTTGTAGTGCTACGCCAGTAATATCCATCAATTGCATAATTGAGCCTTTGTCTGTCTTAGTAAAAAATTTTATTGCTCCAGGTCTACCTAAAACACTTCTAACTACAAAAAGTCCAAGCACTGTAGGCAAAGCTTGTAAGGGAGCAAAAACGACACTTGCTGCAATACCAGCAGCTATAAGAGCACCAGCAAAATTACCTCTACCGACCTCTCCTTTTGTGAGAACATCAACAACATTAGCAAAATGTTTTATATCAGTTGCAAATTCTTTTGAGAACATAGCCTCTAAAGTCTCCTTACTATATTTCGTAAGTGCAGTATTTAGGTTTCCTGCTTTGAAAATATCTGTTATTGGTGGATTACCTGCAAGATCAAAATCAATAGCATCCTTGAGTAACTTACCTAAACTCGCCTCCTGCACTTTAGCAAAATCTTCTTCGTTCATTATCTCTCTTAATCGTAGAATGTTTTTGTCGTTGTTTGGTCTGAATATTGTGTCAACAATTTCATCTGGTGTTTTATTAGGAAGATCAGATAAATTTTTATTTGCAAGAAAATCTTGTTCGTTTGCTGATTTTCTAGCTTGTTCTCTTAGTGCTAAAGCAAATGCTTTACCTTTATCATTAACAGATAATCCCTCATCCAGACGTAAAAAAGTATCGGCTAAATTTTCAACCTCTCTGGGTTTTAGTTTGGGCGCAAGTTTTACTAATTGATTAATGGTATCAACGACTTGCCCACCACTTGATATTCCTTTTTCATTTCTTAATAAAACATCTAGTTTGCCTGGTTGGTCTGTTTCAAATTTTTTAATATATTTTGCAAAAACCGAGTAATCAATAGTATCAGTTACAGGATCTACACTATTGTCGAAGGCAGTCTTAAACAACCTTTGTAAAGTCTGTGATTTTGCTCTTTCAAAGTTGTTGGCTAAATCAAAATCATTTCTAGCAAGCAAATAATCATCAAAATCTTGTAAAGCTTTAAAAAAATCTTCTAACTGCCTAGCTGATCCTTTGTATATTAAATCTTTAAAAATATCGTCTGCGTCATAAGCCCCTCTACCTCTAGCTGCACGAGTAATCTTTTTGATAGTAGCATCATCAAAAGGTTTATTAAGTCTATAAGCTAATTCATTAGCTTCTCTTAGTTGTTCTACGGCATTATTTATTTTAATTCTTTGTGTATTGGACAACTCTTGCTCAAATGTTTCGGGTAGTAATGATTTATCTGCTTTTGTTCTTGCCTCTACATTTTTAATTACTTGACCGCCCCTTAATCCTAACATAGTAAAAATACTGTCGGCGTTTTCATCCAGCTTTCTTAAAGCAACTTCTCCTCTTGCCGCATGCATATCATAATCATCTAGCAGCCTTGATAAAGTGTAAAATAAATCTGCTTCTTTACTCTCTGTTGAAACTTTTAAAAACTTTTCTAAATCTCTTTTGGTTTCTAAAACTCTAGTCAATTTACCAAAGGGTTGATTACCTGCAAAATCTGTTGGTACTTGATCAAGTAAACCCATAAAGTCCTGTTCTGCCTCTAAAACATTTCTTACATTAATATTTATATTTGGATCAGAAAGTGTCATTTTTTTATCAATACCATTCCTTTTTTTAAAGTAATTAATTTTATTCAAACCCTCTCTTTGGTAATGTCTTATAACGTCATCAATAGCTCTAGCAACAATAGAATTAGTATTAGCGCCTAAATCAAAAAACTGCCTATCTAATGCATCATAAGCTAGACCAACTTCTCTATTTACTGCACCTTTTGCATTACCAAGAGTATCTAATACAAACTCTCCATAGTCTCTAAATGCTGGTGCATCTTTAAAATTTTCAACTCCTATATAACTATTTGTTAAATCTTCTACTAATTCTTTTGATATTTTGACAGCTTCAGTTGTATCTTTTTCAAGCTCTTTTTTTGCTACGTTTATAGAATCTGTAACTTTATCAGCGGTTGCATTATCCACGTAGGCATTTAAAGATGATCCTCTTTTTCTAAAAGCACTTGTAAGGTTGTCAAATGTTTCAGATAAATAGGGCACATTACTTTTGCTTCTAGAAACGCCTATAACTGCTTCAGCTATTGCTTGTGTTTTACCACCAACAGTCATATCTAAATTTGCAAGTGAAGTTCTATATGCATCATCTAATTTTTTTATTTTTCCTGCTTTTACTGCATCTAAAATTTGTTTTCTTGTAGCTTGTTTACCTAAGTCTGCGTCAAGTCTTTGCAAATCGACAAGATCTAATTTGTCGGCACCATATCTTGCCAACCTTAATTCTGCTGAAGGTGCTTTGGCACCAAAATACATTCTCCAAAGCCCACCACCTAAAAGGCTTAAACCTTCACCTGCGGCACTTAATCCAGCTTCTTTAGTAATTGTGCCAAGACCTTCTTTTGGATTAACATTAAATAAATCATAAGAATCTTCAAGTTGAAAACCTTGAATGGCATCTGCAACTTCTTCACCACCCTTTCCTAAACCACCACCTAAAGTTCCGCCAAGTACCCTGCCAGCTAATTGACTGCCGCCGGCTAAAGCTTTGGCGGCTTTAAATATTTTACTTTGTGGCAAAACTCCAGCAACACTTCCTATTATTGGGCCTGCAACTCCCATAAAATCTGCTAAGTCACCTCTTTCTCCCATAGGACCTTCAATAATAGTATTAAGCTGTAAAACACTACCGTCTTGTAATGTTCTTGTTTGTATAGGTAATCCTCTTTCTTTAAGGCCTTTTGGTGTTAAGGCCAAACTTTTATCTGTTGTTTTTATGTAACCAGACGAACCAACTAGGTTTCTAAGGACTTGCTCTTTTTCTTCTAAAGTTTCTGCTCTTGCTAACAAACGCCTTAGTTTTAGATCATCTACACCAGTCTCATAATCAAAATATAATTCATCATAAATGGGAGATACAACGCCTTTTGCTATTCTTCCTTTTACTATTTTACGAGCATCAGATGCGTTATTGGCTTCGACGGTTTCAATTAACCCAGGGGCGACTTCTACTTCATATACTGGCATTTTTTACCTACTGGCAGCAAATTGATCTGCTGTTGTTTCTTCTTCAGGTTCTTGTAAAGGTATTCTTTGAACTTCTTGGTTTTGGTCTTGTTGGGAAGCAGCTGATAAAAACTCATCATCTATCAATAAAGGTAACTCTACACCAAGATCTCTGAAAAATATTTCGTCATTAGCAATTCTTGTAAGCCTTGTATTTTGCTGAGTATTGAGTGTTGCTAATCTCCTGCTTAAAACATTCAATATTTCTGTTCTTGATTTAAAGGCTCCTCTTGGACCTTTTATTGTCGCTAATAATTCTTGTGCTAATTGAATATCTCTATCTGATAACCTACCTGTTGACTGTCCTAAAAAATCTCCAGGTTGAGATCTAGCTATTTCTTCTAAAATATTACCAGCTAAAGTTTTAACATCAGGAACTGTATCTGGGTCAAAAAATGTAAAAAACCTATACCCAAGCTCTTTAACAGCAGCTTTGGCTCCACCTAAATCTTCATTATTTGCTATCTGTATAACTTTACCTAGCAAGCCTATAGTATTCTCACCTTTCTTGTATTCATTAAATGTATCTTGATAACTTACTTTTCTATCTTCTATATAATTTTGCGTTGGGCGTTCTTTTTTACCTGCTTCTATTTGAGCAAGAGAAGTAGCTAATTCCTCTGCTGCTCTTTCTTCTGCTGTTTTAGCGGCACCTTTTGCCAGGCCAGTAAAATCACCTGTTTCAACTAAAGCGGCTCCAACATTTCTTAAAAACCTATTTATATCTTTTTTTCTAAATAATTCTGAAACACTTGGCTTTGATTTATCTGGCATCAAAACATATCCAGCTGCGGTATAAATGTAAGTTTTGCCATCTTCTCCTATTTTTGTATCTCCTAGCTCAGGTTTTTGTTCTTCGCCAGCCTCAGTTTGTGTTTGCTCTGTTTGTGTAACAGAGTCATCTATCTCCTCACCACTACCTTCAGGTTGTGCATTTATTGCATTACTTGCTGTTATTTCATCTAAAGATTCTTGTATTCTATCTGCCTGTCTTTCTGCCGCAGCCACATCTTGTGCTTGGACTATCTCACCAGAATATAACAAGGTTTGTGGAATTTTTGGAGTTACTTGCGTGCTTGTTGCTATTGTTTTAAAAGGACCTGGAGGACCCACGCTAGGTACAATTCTACCTTGTGATGCAGTTTTTGTAGTAACTTTAATAGGATTTAGAGCTGCTAGCGATCCTTTAAGAATATTTGCCATACGCAAAGTTTCACCAAGTTTTCCTGCTTTTCTTGCTGTTCTTAAACCCTTAATTCCAAGTCCGACTCCAGTACCTACACCTGAAGCTGTCAATCCTGCTGATAAATAATCTAAAGGATCAGTTGGATCAAAAGCTAATCGTCTTTGTTCTCTAGCTAAAATTGCATTTATCTCGTTTTCTATTTCCTCTATAGACTTACCAACTGGATTAATACCAAAATCTTGTAGTGCTTTAACTGTCGCTGGATCAGTTACTTCACTTCGAATAATTGGCTCTGTTGGTATAAAAGCTTCTGGAGTCATTATCCTTGCCCCGTAGTGTTAGCATAAGCGTTATATGCTGCCCCTGTTTGTGGTGCAAGTGATGAGTATGCGCTAAGTGCTGCACCTAATCCTAAAGCACTTGGGTCCTGCGGCATACCATAAGTTGTGCCTATCTTAGAAGTTGCTTGTGTATATCCGGGCAATAATCCACCAATACCTTGCAATATATTTAAAGGTCTGTATAGCTGACTTATGTCTCTGCCATACTGTCTATCGAACTCACTTAGACCTGCTCTCTGAGCCTCACTAAAGCCACTCTGTCTAATACCAGCTAAAGCTTTACCTAAGCCTCTACCAAGATCTTCTTGACGCTCACTAGCAGTTAGTCTAGCTCTGGAGCCAAAAGCAGATAAACCGCCTCTACCAATATCTTGTGCCCTTGCAGCAATATCTCTTTGTTCACCAGCTTTAAGCACATCCTCTACGGTTTGTTGAACAACTTGATCTTCAAACGGGTTAAAGAATTTTTCTGTCATACTAGGATCGTATTCAGTCCCTGGTGCTTGTGCACCTAGTAAATTAGCACCTACTTGTTGTAGTTGGTTAAAGAATCCTGGTTGATCAGGAGTACCAAAATATAAAGCACGAATTAGTGGATCAGTAACAACTTCATCAGCTGTTTGCCCCATAATTACAGGATCAACTGAGCCTGGAGGAGTTGGTATTGTTGGCGCTGGAGGTGGCGCAGCTGGATCACCTGTTGGTGTTGCTACAGGATCAGGTGTAGGGTCTACTACAGGGTCTGGGGTAGGCGGCACAAAGGTTTCACCTCTTTCATTAAATGTGGGTGAACCGCCTGCAAATACTAAATCGTCTCGCAGTACAGGAATCTGTCCAGGAATAGGTCTAGCCAACGTATCTGTTACACCTCCACCCGGGCCGCCTATTGATATAGGGGGTGTTGGTCTACCTCCGCCTGGGCGGGTCTTGTCGTCTACTAAGCTGTATCGTCTACCCCCAAAACCTTTATCTCCAGGCTTTAAACCAGCTTCATATTCAATATTAGCTTGTAAGCTTTTTCTAAACTCTTCTGGACTTGGCGTATAATATGCGGGAGGCGCAAATCCTACTGTGGCTAGTTGTTCTGTTGGTATATACTTTTTCAGTTCTTCGTCTGGTAGCTTTAATAATTCTTCACCTGTCAATCCTTTAGGTGTAAAAGGACTGGTGCCAGGTACGATAGGTTGACCGACACCTGGTTTAATTGCTGGACCGCCTATTGGAGCTAATACTGGACCTTGTGCTGGCCCACCACGTAAGTCAATTAATCTTTTTTGTGGCGTTACAACGTTTTCATTATAACTAGCTTGAGCAGCTGGGTTAGCATCTAAGTATGCTTTTAATTGGTTTAAATATCGACCAGTCATGCCAGAACCCTGTTGCGTTTCACCAGTAAAAGGATTTGTAAAAATAGATACTTCGTTAGTTACAAACCTAGGAGGTTTTGGAGCATCGGGGAAAGCTGCATAAAAGTCGTTTGTGGCTGAAGATATTTGACTGCTTAGATTTTTCTGCTCATCTCTTCGTGCTTGTTCTTCTGGACTTATAGATGGAGGTGTAATACCGCCAACAAGGGGTATACTTGTAACTGGTGGTTGCAATTGATCAAAAATAGTACCGCCTCCTGGTAACGGTTTTGCAAAATCACGAATATCAGGTCTGTCTTGTTTGATACCTAAATCTAAATCACCTGGCGGTTGTATTGGTAGTGGAGTTTCTGGAGGTGCAACTGGCTCTACCGGTAATGGTTGTACTGGAGGCACTACTGGATCTGGAGATGGTTGCGCTTGTGCACTTTGTAGTTCTGCTAACTGTCTAGCAATATCTTCAAACCTTTGATCTATTGAAGATGTATCAAAAGCTGGAGGAGCAACAGGTTGTCTGTTTTCTAAGGCAGCTAATCTCTCTTGTAACGAACTTGGATCAAATGCAGGAGGTGCTGCTACCGGCTCTCTACCTTCTAATGCATCTAACCTAGCTCGCAGTCCGCTCGGATCGAAGGCAGGTGCTACTGGAGCAGGCTCTCTGTTTTCTAATGCTGCTAACCTTTCTCTTAATCTAGTAGGGTCAAAAGGTCTAGGTTGTTTTATTCTTCCTGTAATGTCTCTAACTAATTCTTCTCTATCTATTGTTGGAGCTTTAGGTATTTCTATACCCTCTCTAGCAATAGATAAAAACTGATCTCTAAAATCTTCTGGATTAAAAGTTGGTGCTTGCCTACCTTCTAACTGAGCAAGTCTATTTTGCAGAGCAGAAGGATCAAACTGTGGTATCTCTCTACCCTCTAACGACTTTAATCTTTCACGCAAAGCAGAATCATCAAATTGAGGTAGGTTACCTAATAAGTTTCTGTTTGCTTCTATTTGTTGTTGTAAAGCTGAAGGATCAA